AGCTGATGGGCCATAAGGACACTACCATGATCCTCCGCATATATGCCCACCTCGACGAAGAGAGGGAGATGGCAGATATAAAGCTCAATAAAGTGTTTTCATAAAACAAAACCCGCCGGGATATGGCCCGACGGGTATTTTTTACTTAAAATATGTGGTTTTCAGCCCTGAAAAAAGTGTTGCCATTTTGTTGCCATCCTGAAAATTTGAAATCAGGAATCCTTATTTTATGCGGGTTCTGTGCCATAGGTGTTGCCCACGTTTTTTAGTATTTTTTAGCATTTTCACGTTATTTTGAGAAAAATAAAAACCCTTGAAATTCAGTATTTTCAAGGGTTTTCACCGTATGCACCTTCAGGGGCTCGAACCCTGGACACCCTGATTAAGAGTAAAATGTGTTGCCACTACTTCAAGCCTTATTTTTACGTGTTTATTATAATTTTCGTGTTGCCTTTTTGTTGCCATCGTTGAAAATGCATGTACCCCTTAACAATTGCGTTATGATAGCATATTTTCGCTACAATTTCAACCTTTATTTTCCAGATCCTTTATCCTATGGTTTGCAACATCCATTTTTTCTTCCAGTACTGGAACCCTCTTGGCAAAATTATTATGTTCCCGGACCTCTCTTGTAAGTTCTTGTATCTGAGCATTGATGACCGCCTGAGTCTTCTCTAATTCTGCCTTATTCACCATCTGCTGCTTCTCTAACTCTGCCTTGAACTTTTCCTGCTGAAGCTGCAGGTCGCTCTTCATAGAAATCTGTTGTTTTTCCAGTTCGTTCATCATCTTTAGCGTATTGTTCTTGTTTGAAATCAAAACACCTGCCAGTGTGCCGCCTGAAGTGATGACCGCAACGATTATCGGTATGATTGCACTCGCGTCCATCTTTAACCCTCCATCAGCTTAGATACGGTCTCGGGTCCACATATTCCATCAGCTTCAAGCCCTACAAGTTTCTGATATTCTGCTATGCACCAAACTGTTCCTTTGCCGCAGTTACCATCTATGCCGCCGCATGAATCTATCTCTGTCTGGAACTGATGCTGGCAAAGTTCATATTGCACCCACTTCACAGCTTCGCCTTTGTTAACATAGTCTTCGCAGCCGTGTTTCTTTGCATTGGCCGGGCTTGTAACGTTTCGAGTTGGTGCAACAAAAGGATTGCTCAAGGGCATCCCTTCTGTGATTGTGGCTGTATGACCTTTGACTTTTGTCACGATTATGTCGCCTGTATAAAGTGTTGTTCCGGTCTTATACTCTATCGTCGGTTTGAACAGTCCTGTCTTCTGCAGAACTTCTACTTCGTTTCCGGTATAGAAAACCGGGATTTTCTTTCCCGTAGCTTCCCTTGCCACTTCATTGACCAATGTTGAGCAATCGCAGTTACAAGGAGTTTCCGTCTCTACTCCGTATCTGAAGATGCTTTCCCTTCCGTTTTCTCCCTCGCTCTGGGAATAACCTATACACGGATTGTTGCAGGCCTTTTTCATCAGCTTGGCAGCTTTCTTTGCGTGTTTTGCTTTTTTGAATCGCAAGATGAACCAGCCTTTTTTATTCTCGTAAAACTCCTGCATCCTGACCTCTCCGGTATAAAGATCCGGAGTGCCCTTCTGCTTCTGGTCACCGGGTTTGCCGCCGGAAGACTTTCCGTTTTCATCGCACCATGCGTTACCGATCATTATTTTCATTGCCGCCACCTTCCTTTCCTTCTTCATTTGCTTCTTTCTTCCCTGCCTGTGTGCCAAAGTAAAATGAAATTATCATAATAAATACAGATAAAAACTGTTCGCCATTTACTACGCCTGTCACTGACAAGTAAGCAAAAACACCTGTGAGTATAAAGGTTACGATTGATTTTACATCAATCAGTTTCGCTATCTTCTTTCCCATCTCTTGCCTTCTTCCTTTGTGAAATATTATGGTTTCCATTTGTTCATGATCATATTGGCCTCTTCTCTGGAAGCGCACATCTTTTCTATCTCTTCCATCTCCACGTACTCCAGAAGCTTCAGAGTCAGTCTTTCTATCATTCCGCTCTGGAGTACGACTACCTTATTGAGGTCGGATATTATCTCCGCTATATCATCCATTGTATGCTTCTCCGGTGATATAGTTGTATTCTGCTTCTGTTATGGTGCCTTCCTGGACCATCGTTAACAGTTTTTCTTTTGTGACCTTGCCTTTTGCATAAAGTCTTTTAAGGCTCTCTACCAGTGTCCTCATTTACAGCACCCCCTCTTCTATCAGCTGTTCTGTGTATGCGTCTATCGCATCGGCAGTATCGATGTCCTCTATGCTCTTCAGCATATTGAACTCATCCTCTGTCATGAACCGGCATTCGCAGACGTACTCTGAATATCCGGGCATGATATCGGTAGCTTCCACGTTTCTCTGCGTGATGTTTCTCCTCTGGATTATCTTCCCGCCTCCGACAGGTTCGCTCTCAGGCGGCATCTCCGCACATATTTCCTCTTTCCAATTCGTCATTTTTACTTGCCTCCTTGTCTAATTTTGATATTATCTTCTTTAGTTTTCCAATGTTTACATATGGCTTTATGTGCATCAGATAGCAGTCATAACTGTCTGTGAACTTAAACCATCCCATAAGGCTTACGAGCCCTCTGACCTGCCTTGAGTAGTATCTCCGGCCTTCTCTTTTAGCCTTATGGAGTTTTCTTGCGGTTCTCGTAGCGTTGATCATTATGCATTTTCTGATAACTGTCCGGTCACGATAGAAATAGAATCCCATGAAATCAATCCGTCTTCCTATCCGTTTCTTCTTGCCGATATAATCAAAACGTGCTATCTGATAGTTCTTCTTCAGCTTTAACCTCAGCTTACCGAGTACTTTCATAAGTTTGACCGCAGCTTCCCTTAGTGCTTTCTTGTTTGAGGATACCGCCACTATATCATCCACGTATCGTATCATGTGTACTCCGGGAGTCCGTTCTAAGGCGCTGTCTGCACTTATGAGCATGTAGTTGGCGAGCCAGGGTGAGATATAAAGCCCTATCAGGATTCCTTTCTTCTGGTACCGGTATATCTTTTCTATAAGATACAGGAACCTTTCGTCCGCGATATCTTTCCGGAGCTCATTGATAACTATATCTATCCTTACGCTGTCATAGAAATGTCTCACGTCGCACTTAAAGAAATATTTGAAGCCTTTCCTTACCAGGCTCTCAAGTTTCTTCTTGCCGCCATGCAGGCCTCTTCCCGGTATGCATCCGACCGAATTGTTTGAAAGCCTTTTCATGATAATCGGTTTCATCACTTCTACGATTATGTGGAAGTACCATTGTTCCCGGATACCTGCAAGATGCGCCACCCTCTTCTTGCCCTTCTCATTGACAATCTTAGTGCGTCTGACCTTTGGCGGGTTATATCCTGCTTCAGGATTCTCCCTTAAAGTCTCGGCTATCATCTGCTGCATCTTCTTTACTTCGTCCGCGAAAGTTTTCCTCTATCTTTCTTACCTCGTTACGCTTCGTTTTATATTTCCGAAGGTTCTTCCATGCAGTCTTTATTACATTTTCATCCTGTGCTTTTCTCCAAAGATACTTATGCTGCTTATCTTTCATCTCGGCAGGTAGTTGTATTTGTTTTGTCTCTTTTCTCATAAAATATCTTTCTATCTCCTACGGGCGTGCTACTCGACCGTTTGCACGACCGCCCTGCATTGGAATAATTTCCACTCATCTTTCCAATAATGGCGAGTAAACGGTATTTCAACCGTCAGAGGTGTACGTGGAAGGCTTTCTTTGTGTCATTATTCCGTAAGAGAAGAATGAGGGCGAAGCCAATGTTCCAGTTCGCATTCGAGGCATCGTTGTTCCAATTACGCGCACGCACGCCGTCATGAGCACCGTTGTTGCAATTGCCGAAGCGCAGGCACACAGCCAGGCCAAGAGGCGAATGCCTTCCACGCTGTTTATCCTAAGCAGTTCCTTTGGAGATTATGGCGAGCCGTAAGTTATCCGTCTTGCAAAAGCATTCCGGATAACTTAACAGCCGGTTAATAGTTATGTTTATATCAGGGGAGAGCCCCTCTTGCTTCGCAATTCACCCCCGAAGGGCTACGCCCTTGCAGGTGTTACAGAAGGAGGGCGAAGCCAATGTACCAGTACGCATCCGAGGCAACGCCGCCCCAAGAACGCGCACGCACGCCGTCAGGAGCACCGTCGCCGCAATAGCCGAAGCGCAGGCACACAGCCGTTTTACTGCTCTGGTCTGCCGCTACATATGTTCCGTCGCAGGGTCCTTCGGCAGTAGATCCTCCGGAGTATGGTGCTATAGGTATGGAACCGTATCCCTTTATGGGGAAATAGTCCAGCGGATACTGCCAGTTTCCTATGTTCGGTACCCTTATCCCGGTGTCTTCATATGTTACGCCGGTAGGATCATAGGTATAATCCTTCGAAACCTTAACGGCTCCGTTTACTACAACTTCGTAAGGATCTCTCATCCACTGTGAATAGGATCCCAGAACTACCGAATGGAGAATCTTGTTAAGGCTTGCGCCATCGGATGAGCCGTAGAACTGACCACCGTTAACTACGTCGTTTGTCTTCATTCCGTAATCCTGACCGGCATCAGCTACATATCCGTTCATGTTTCCGCTTCCGTATGCTCCCTGAAGGTCTGAAGTTCCTGCCCACATCATGAGAAGGTCTACTATCACTTCGACGATAGGACCGCCGAAGAACTTTGCGCCGGTGCTGAATGTCTGGATAGCCGTATACTGTTCGGCTGTGGTTTTGCTCTGGCTCAGATGCGTATTCGCTGTACTGTGTGCCTTTCCGTTTGTGTCTATGGAGCCGTAGTACATCGGGATCCATCTGCAGGGTGCATCACCAAAACCGTCAGCTGTGAAGCCTTCCTTTTCCTCGAATGAAAAAAGAACGATTCTGTCATGTCCTACCCATTCCTGCTTGCGGTATATCCTGATAAGCTTCGAGAATGCGCCGCCGTCATATGTGTCATCTGCTACATCTGAAGCCGTAACTCCGTCGGCTTTCTTTGTGTAGTCTGTCTCCGAAAGCTGATAATCCTCAGCTCCGTTGCTCTTGACCATGTACGGCTTATTCTCAACCAGTACCGGAAATGTTGCCCAGCTGCCGAGTGAAAACGTGTGGTTCGCTTTGTCGACCGTGAGGTTCGTATAATTCTTGTTTATTCCGATTGCCTCAATACGGCTGTCGGGATCCTTGATAGCGCAGTGCTCTATAAATCCGAAACAGTCGTTTCCCTTAAGGATGTCGTATATCTTGTCCGTTGTTACCTTTACTTCATCGAGTGTCGCTTTGTCAGCGATATATGTTTTACTCATTTACTTACTCCTCTCTACTCTTCAATCTGTTCGTAATACATCAGCCCGTTCTTAATGCCCAGCTGATACTTATCCCCGGTATCCTCATCATACAGATACATGTGGTTTGGCATCTCGACAGTAACGTCATCGGCGTTGTCGACTTCCGCCATCATGTCTATCACGATTTTCGACGCGATATGCCCGTCATATTCCGGCATGTAGTCCCACTGGTCATCTACTGCCGTAGCTATGGCATAAAGGATAGTTCCGTCGTCCGGATCTGTGGCATAAATGCCTATTTCCTTAACGTAATACCCCTCTGCCAATGTATGCAGTGAATCAATATAATTTGTTATGATCCACTTCACCAGCACGTTTGTGGCGTCCCAAACTGTAACGGTCTGCAAAGAAAATTCCTGTTTCTTTGACTTGAGCTCCGTCTGCTGTGAAATATCTTCCTCAGCACTATAGCTTCCGTCACCTGCTGCCGCTTTTGTCAGCGTGATCGTAGTCAGTCCGCCCTGAGCCTTCGCAAGCAGTGCAAGACCCTTCTGGGTAAGAACTGCATTATGAAATACTCCTGCCATAAAAACCTCCTTGATTTGATTATATGTATATATTTTTCATTACTTTTCTACACGTTTCCGTTAAGAACGGTTATATGAGGCGTAGCGCTTATCCCTGATCCGAATTTCAAAGGGATCGGGGTAAGATATCCCACTGCTATGATGATATTGCAGGGGACCATCTTCTCAAGCATGGCCAGAGCTACAGCCTGCTTGTCCTTATCATCCGATAAATTCCTCAATATCAGCGTATAATTTGCCGTATCCTCATACAGTGTATAGCCGTCAGCTCCGAAAAGGGATTCCATAAGACCATCCACGGCTTTGAAGGTGTACACAGGAAGGTCGTTAACCTTGTTCTTGATAGCATCCCTTCTCTGTTCTACTGTCATAGGACTTTCATAGACGATGTCCAGGGCATTCTCCCACCTGGTACACCCTTCTGCAGTCAGAGTATCTATAAACTGGTCGTTGATGAAGTTCGTCACACCCTGGTAAATAAAATCCATTTCCGGCTGTTCTGCGTCCATTATCGCGTCAAATTCACGGATATTCTGCCAGAATGGCGGCAGGTAATCTTTTAGCTGCATGTGATCACCCCTCTCACAGGTATGGCGTCAACATCGAGCACAAGATTCGCGTCCACTCCGTTAATACTGTTAACTACAACGTCCAGAACGCCTTCTACTGCAAGCACCGCCGACTGTATGTGCGTTTTTCTCACTATCAGGCCTGTAGTATCATTCGCCCAGGCATTTACAAGCGTTTTAAGATATCCGCTTATGGCAGCCTTTATATCATTCTCAAGCGTTGCCCACGAATATCCGGTATCGAATGTAATGCTTAAGTTAATATTGACGATTGTAGCCGTAGCGCCTTCGACATATACGTGATGAAACATAGGAGCTGTTCCGAGTCCTTCCCCGTCGCTTCCTGAAGGATCTATAGTCTCTTTTACGAGGTCTACGAGACTGGTGGAAGGAATCTCCATATCAGAATCGAGGATAACAAGCCTGACATTTCCGCCATGTGAATTTTCGTCACCGGATATTACAGAAGCTCTGTGAACCTTTACGGCTCCAACTCCGTCGATATCCATCGCAAAGGCTATATAATCGGCTCTGTTTCCTCCGAAGGCTTTTGTCTCGAATGATGCCCAGTACCTCTCCCTGAAGGTTTCCGTATCTTCTTCATCCCTTCCGGTAATCAGGACTTCTGTAAGTGTTGCAGTCTCAAGGCCCGTTATCGTATCCATGGAAACA